AACTTCAAAGAAGTCAAAATGTATATTCCGATCAAACGACAATTACGTTTCGACACAAACAACACATCTCCGGAAGAAGGCAAAGTATGGCTGGTCTTCTGGTGCGACTCATGGGGAGCTAACGCGGGAACGCTTAGCAACTCTGCAATTGAATATCGCAGCAAAAAGATTGTGTATTTTCGAGAGAGCAAGAGTTAGCGGCGCCTAGCGCCGCTTATCAGCGCCTAGCGCTGGTTGTTTGGGCAGCACCTACGGCCCCGCTACCGCGGGTCCCGTACCCTCCGGTGCAATTTATCCATGGACTAACCTAACCTAGGGTCTTTATTTTATATCTATCGTTGGACATCTTCGTCATATCGGGATCTTCATTAGAAAAAACAATAACATGAGGGGTTTCCTTCAACACTTTCATCTGCGATTCGTACTTCGGTGACAATACCATTCGGTCTTTCAGGTTCTCCAAAAAACCGTAATTCAGGTATTCCATCTGACCCCTGGGTACATTAATGAGAAATATTCGAGAGCTGACGTCGACCATATGAGCTAAATCGTCGCGTTTTCCTGGTCCGAGAAGCTGGACATTGGGGTACTTGGTGTAAACAAATCCGCATAACCAGGACTTACCCATTCCACCGTCGGTGTCGACGTAGAATTCGACGCTTCGGTCGTCTGCTGGAAGGAGGAGATGGTGCTCAAGCTCCAATTGCCAAGGTCTGGGTTCCCCTCCGCGAATGATCGGTCGAGGACAGAGTTCGCGGGCCATAGTTCGACAGGCTTCACGATACCTTCCGAATAGGGATGGGAAGGATTCGATAATCTCCAAATCTGTTGGACGGGAATCCCTGGACTTGCACCACTCGACATATCGCTCAAAATCAGTGCGCTTTCCAGCAGCATCAGGTGGTGCGACACCAAATTCGACAAAGTCTCCTTCTTTACGGCAGTACTCGACGTTCTGCTTGTGATTTCCTTTAGCACGTTCAAGGTGAGCGCCTGGAAGCAATCCTCGCACAACACTGAAGGATTTTCGCGCAACAAAAACAATATATCCTTGCAAATGTCGGACGCCTGTTGTGGGAGCAATCTCTCGGCCATACAGCAAATACTCGACATCGGCAAGAGCACCGAGTTCCTGCAGCATCTGCAGGTGGGGGCCGCCATAATTATTTAAAGTGAAACACCAACACTTCGACTGCGTCGTGCGGGGCATTTTATGAGATCGGAAGTAAGAGGTGACCTGGGTAACAATGTACCAGGTCACCAAACCCGGCAAATTTTTCGCGGGTTCACAATTCAAAATGAATGCAGTCGTACCGTACGTTGGACGACTGGCCCTGCGATCCGGGATCCGTTCGGGTTTTAATTACACACCGTACGCTATGGCAGCAGCACGTGTCATCGGGAGAGCCGGCCGGCGTTGGGCGGGAAAGCGACTTCGAAAATTTTCGATGGGTCGCCGGCCGGCCAAACGGCAGAAGCGGGCCAACAAACGACTCTTCAGTAAATCACATATCGGTGAAGCTATTGGTTCGACAACGTGTAAATATGACAACGTCCTTGATGTCACAGAAACACGTGTAACACGCGTTCTGTACAAGGAAGAATTAACGAAATTCGTATCCGGGACTGCTAACAACCAACGGTTGAGAAACGTCATTGACTTCCGTGGGGCAAGAATCTGCATCGAAATGAAAAACATTCGACCTGAACCGATTAGAGTTAACATTGCAGTTGTTGGCATTAAAGGGCAAACAAAGAACCAAGCAGAACCAGACGAGGAACGTTGGTTCAGAGGATCGGGTGACGCCCGCTACATGGCTTTCAGCAATAGCAGAACTTCCATCGAGTTTGCATGCAATCCGATTAATACTGACGAGTATGTAGTTCTCAAACACAAACGATTTACCTTGATGCCGGGTGAAACGGCGAATGACAATCCAGCAGTTGGACGCAACTTCAAAGAAGTCAAAATGTATATTCCGATCAAACGACAATTACGTTTCGACACAAACAACACATCTCCGGAAGAAGGCAAAGTATGGCTGGTCTTCTGGTGCGACTCATGGGGAGCTA